AATGTGGTAGTCAATCAAGATGAGTATCTGTGGAGAAAGTTGACACCATTAGAGTGTGAGAGATTACAGACTATGCCAGATAATTATACTAATCATGTATCCAAGACACAGAGATACAAGATGATTGGTAATGGTTGGACAGTAGATGTGATTGCTCATATACTTAATAGTATCAAAGTAATAGAAGCTTATGACGATGCTTATAATCAATGGCATAAAATGCACAATGAAACAAAGGAGCAAGTATGACAATAGATATTGATAAATATGTTGATGAAATGGAAGAAGATGAGTATGAAGAAGCTAATAATGGCACTAAAAGACTTTTTATTGATTTAAGTAGAATGGCAGATGACATTTTAGAGGTAGTCAAAAAAAATAATCCAAACCATGATGTTGAACTTTGTGGTGTAGAAAGATGGGAGAATTAACATGTGGCATAGAATAACGGACTTCTTTAATGTGGAGTTCCATAAAAATTATGGTGAGGGTACAAAGTATGACCTTGACTATGGTAAGTTGCTAATAATCGGACTATGTGTTTATATAGCTATAAAGGTGTCTTGATGGCTAACCCATTAGACGTTTTTATAAAATATGATATACTCAAAGCATATAAGAAGGGTGTGCGAGATGCTTTGATTAATAAGAAACTAGATACGAAACAAGCACACCAATACTACAAGGAAGGTTATGAAGACGGCATGACCTTATATATTGAAATGCAAAACCTAGAAGGAGAAAAAGCATGAAGATAAAAAAACATTTGCAAATAGATGCAATCACTAACTCTACTGGTAGACTACCAAGTGATATGGAAAACTTAAAAGTCTATCATCATTCATCATCTAAAGATGAGCCTATTAATGTTGGCGATATGGATTTGACATATCTCATTAGAGCATATGCCAAGTGTCAAAGGCAGTTAGCTCAAGATGTAAGGATTGATACTCAAGAAGGTAGAAACCTAGAACTTACATCTAAAGTAGAAAATCTTAATAGTATTATCGCTGAGAAAGATGAGTTGTTAGATAAACAAACTGCTCATACAGAGTATTGGCGAGATGCTTATTACAAATCATCTACTGTAAAAGGTGAAGTAAAAATGTTTAGTGAGATACCTAATGATGCTAGTGGTAAAGCATTCGTTGCACAACTAAAAGAGTATCTAAATAAGGAATCTTACAAGATGAGAGTTCGTGGTCAGTATCTTGATGAACATACCAAGAAAGCAGAAGGTTGGCAGAAGTATGAGAGAGGTCAGCCTATTGATAAATCAAAGTGTTTACGAATTTATGTAGACACCAAATAGGGAGAAGCACTATGACTAGCAGCACTAAAAAAATGTCAATCATTGACAAATTAGATGAGCAACAAAAAGAAAGGTTGCTCACAGAAATTAATAACTTAAAAGATATCGTTAATGACATACAAGATAATTGTCCTCTCGACTATCACAAGGTTATTAATCTTGGTGGCTTAGAATGTTTTATAGCTAATATATTTGATTTAAAGTTACCTAAACATAACGATTGTCATCACGATAATAGGTGGCAAAACTATAAGATTAAAAATTAACCGTTACTAGTATAGGGAGAGTATCCCTTCCTACAACTAAATATCAGTTGACATTAAATCTTATAAGCCTTATAACATTAACAATAACAAAACATAAATGGAGAATGCTATGCCTTTAGATGGTATATTAGAAGTTAAAGACAACTTAATCACAGTTGAAGACCACCTAGACTTTGATGTTTCTTTTGAGACAACTAAGTTTCACAAGAAGAAATATGTTATCAATGAGAATACTGGAGAATACATTGGTGTTGTCGGTAACAGTTTTAATTGTGCACCTCATCCTATATTCTTTAAAGGAGTAGGTGAAGTTATACAAGACAATAGAACTGCCCAAGAATTAGAGGGTGCTATCGTCAAATCCTTTTCATCACGTAACAATGCATGGGGTATGGTTGATATAACTCTACCTAATGTACGGTCATTAATCACGACAGACAAGCATCAGACAAGCTTACATGAGAGAATAATAGGACTACACGCAGTAGATGGTTCTTGTTCTAATCAAGTATTCTTTGGACAGATAGATAGCTTCTGTACAAATGGTCAAGTTGGTGGTGAACATGACAAGATACGTAAGAAGAATACATCTAACTTTTGTATGGATAGGTTCATACAAGAACTTAAAGATGCGAGACAAAACTTCTATGCACAATCTGCTAATCTACAGAAGTGGGCAGAAACACCAATGCCTATCTTTGTAAATGTAATAGAACTACTAAAAGAGATTATTCCTTCTGATAAGAAAGCTGAGAAGATGGCTAGTCTGTATGCACAAGAAGCACACACTAGAGGTAATAATGTATTTAGTTTATACAGTGCATTCACTAACTACTCAAGCTATGCTGATGCACAGAATGGTTTCATACTAAGAGATACTGGTAATGATACCAAATCTGAATCAATGTGGCAGAGAGAACACGAAGTAGCTAAGTGGATATCTCATCCTAAGTTCAAAGCATTAGTTGCAGCATAGGGAGTTCAATATGAAAAAGAAATTGCCACGATATTTACAGGAGCAAAAATATGGAAACGGTATGGTTTTTTACAGATATAATCCTACTGCTAGATATATTGATGAAGGCATTGTCACACGTACTAACTTAGGTTCAGATTTGTCAATAGCAAAAAAGAAAGCTAATGAATTTAACAAATTGATTGATGCATTTTTGCAACAACAATCTGAAGTTGTGTCTGTACAAAACAATCCTACTGTACAAGGTTTAGCTGATGAGTATTTATTATCTAGTGATTTCAATATGTTAGCCGATAAATCTAAACAAGATTATCAATACTTTATAAAGAACATGTTGAGTACAATTGTAGAAAGTAAACACTTGTCAAGAACATATTTAAAAAATATGAACGGTGCTAAAGCTAAGAAGTCTTATGAAGTATGGCTAAATCGTGGCATTTCTATGGCTAATCATATATGCTCTGTATCAAGAAAAATGTATTCTTATGGAATGGAGATGGGTTATGTACAAAGTAACCCATTCTCTACTTTCAAATGCAGAACACCTAAGTCTAGAAAAACTCTTTGGACAAGAGACCAAGTGAAACAATTTCTAGATTATGCATACACTAATTTTAAAACACGAAACTTAGGTTTAATTGTACAAATGGCTTATGAATGGTGTCAAAGAATTGGTGATATGAGATTGTTAAAGTTTGAGTATATAGATTTTGACAAAGGTATTTTACATCTAGAGCAATCAAAACGTAGAGCCACAGTTCACCTTCCCATTAGTAAAGATTTACTAGCTATGCTTGTACAACAAAAGGAAGACTACGGATTCCAAGAATATGTTGCACCTATGCCGAAGGCGATTAGAGGAGCATACAAGCCTTATAGTCTTCATGGTATATCCAAACTAGGGAGAGTGGCTATGTCCTCTGCAGGCTTACCTAATGAGCTACGATTGGCAGACTTACGTAGAACAGGTACAACTGAGATGGTTGAAGCCGGTGTATCTATGGGTCAAATAATGTCTGTTACAGGACATGCAAATCCTAATAGTGTAATGCCATATATGAAAAATACTTACCTAAGTGCAAAAAAAGCATTGACAACCCGTGAATCCATTGCTATAAGCACAAGGCAAGTGCCGAACAGCTAATATTATATATACATATAAGTGATACATATAAATGAATATATACAATTATATAAATGATTTACAGTTAAGTGTAGGAGAGTCTAGAAGATTAGATTGTCCTAACTGTAAAAGTTATAATACATTTACAGTGACCAATAATATGGGTTCAGTAATGTGGAATTGCTATAAGATATCTTGTAGTTTATCTGGCAATTCTCGTGTTACTCTCACTATAGATGATATTCGCACTGCTATGAGTAAGCAGATAGAAGATGATAATACAATCTTTGAGTTCCCAGAACATGTTGTTCCACATGGTAATCGTAAGGCAATTACTGAGTGGTGTGATAAGTGGGGTCTATCTGCTAACACATTAAGTTTGTACTATGACGTTAAAGAGAACAGAGCAGTGTTTCCTATTGTACATGACAATAAGATTGTTGATGGTGCAGGTCGTTCATTAGGTAAGAGTAAACCTAAATGGAAACGATACGGAAAAAACAACTTGCCTTATTCTCAAGGACATGGTACAACTGCTATTGTTGTTGAGGATTGTGTTAGTGCAGCTGTGGTTGCTTCTGACACACGGAAGGGGATAGCTGTGCTAGGAACATCATTATTGGAATCACACAAGCAATATCTATCACAGTTCTCAACAGCAATTATTGCCTTAGACCCTGACGCCTTAGATAAGATAATGCAGTTTGCAAAAGAGTTACGCAACTACGTTAAAGAAGTAAAAGTACTTAGACTAAAAGATGATTTGAAGTATAGAAACGAAGAAGACTTAAACAATTTATATTTCCTAACCCCAAAGGAGTAAGACATGGAACTATCCCTAATACGAAGTCTGATGGACAAAGCATTCTATGATGAGCATAGAGGTGCTAAATGTCCAGACAGATTATTCAGCAAAGATGTAAGAAAGATTAAACAAGCACTTGATAGTGCAATGACTACATACGAAAGAACAGTAACACCTGATGAGATTGAAGCATTGTTTATGTCAGGCAATCCATCAATGACTACTGCACAAAAACAAGCATACTCATCTTTGTTCAACGGCATCAAACGAGAACAACCAATGGGAGAAGATGTTGCACAAGAAGTTTTATCTAAACTATTTCAGCAAGTTGTTGGTGAAGACATTGCTAATCTTGGCTTTGATTACGTCAATGGTTCTCAATCTACACTTGAACCTCTTCGTAATATTTTGGAGCAGTATGGTGATGACTTTACTCCTAATCTAAATATACAATGGGAAGACATAAGCATTGATGCTTTGCTATCCAAGAATGATTTAGAAGCGAGATGGAACTTTGGCATTCCTAGTTTGACTAGAGTAGTTGAAGGTGTGAATGCTGGGCATCTAATTGAAGTAGGTGCTAGACCTAATACAGGCAAGACATCCTTTCATGCTAGTTTGATTGCATCTCCCGGTGGCTTTGCACATCAAGGTGCTAGATGTATTATACTGTGCAACGAAGAAGGTCCTCATAGAGTGGGAGCAAGATATCTAACTGCAGCGACAGGTATGACAATGCATCAAGTGAAAGAGAATCCACAGAGAGCACAAGAGTTGTACAGTCCAGTACGAAAACATATAGATATCAAAGATGCATCTAATCGTGATATGGCTTGGGTAGAGAGTGTATGTAAATCATACAAGCCTGACATAGTTGTGCTAGACATGGGTGATAAGTTTGCTAGGTCTCAAGGATTTGCTAGACCTGATGAAGCACTCAAGGCTAATGCAATATATGCTAGACAGATAGCTAAGTCTCATAATTGTGCTATGTTTTATATGTCTCAACTATCTGCTGAAGCAGAAGGTAAAGTTATACTTAATCAATCTATGATGGAAGGTAGTAGGACTGGTAAAGCTGCTGAAGCAGACTTGATGGTATTGATTGCTAAGAATCCACCAATAGAAGGTCAAGAAGAAGAAGGTCCTGAAAGACATCTTAATGTTGTAAAAAACAAATTGACAGGTTGGCATGGTAATGTTACTTGTAATCTTGATTATAAAACTGCGAGGTATACAGCATGATAATTGAAATAAAAATAACAGACAAAATGATTTCTTTAGCTAAAAATAAATCAGAAGAGATGGGAAATTTAAATCATTCAATATTAAACGGCTCTGGTAATTTAGCAGGTTTTATAGGTGAGCAAATAGCCATGTATGTTTTAGGTGGAGATTGGTGTAATACATATAACTATGATATTATTGTATCGGAAAAAAGAATAGATGTGAAAACTAAACAAACAACAGTAAAACCAAAACCTTTTTATGAATGTAGTATAGCTGCTTATAACACAAAACAAGATTGTGATGCTTATGCTTTTGTTCGTGTTAAAAAAGATTTATCTGTTGGTTGGTTTTTAGGAATTAAAATAAAAGAAAAATATTTTAATCAAGCAACATTTATGAAAAAGGGAGATATTGACCCTTCAAATAATTTTATAGTTCGAGCAGACTGCTATAATCTACCTATAAGTAAATTGGATAATGGATTATGAAGCTTACACTTGATGTAGAGAATACTGTAACACATAGAGATGGCAAGTTACATCTTGACCCATTTGAGACTGACAACAAGCTTGTTATGGTAGGTTGTCTAACGGATAATGGTGAAGAGCATTTATTTAGAGATGACTTTACAGGTGTACAAGAGTTACTTGACCAAGCAACTATTCTTATAGGGCATAACATAGTACATGATTTAATGTGGCTATGGGAATGTAACTTAAATTATGATGGTCCTATATTTGATACCATGTTAGGTGAATACATTCTTCAACGTGGATTAAAAGAACCTCTATCATTAGAAGCTTGTGCAAACAGATATGAGTTAGCAACTAAGAAACAAGACACCATGAAAGAATACTTTAAAAATAAAGTACCTATAGATGAGATACCTAAACAAGAGTTATCTGATTATCTTTCTGCTGACTTAAAAGCTACTCAAGAATTATCTGATGCCTTATATAAAAAGTTAAATACAGTAGAGTATTCAGGTTTAATGGATACTGTCTTATTAACTAATCGTGTTGCACTAACACTAGCTAGAATATATCAAACTGGATTTACTGTTGATGTAGACAAGTTAAATGAAGTTAGAGAAGAGTTTGAAAAAGAAAAGGCTATGATAGAAGAGAGATTGACTAGGCAAGTACATCAGCTTATGGGTGATACACCAATCAATCTTAATAGTCCTGAACAAATGTCATGGATTATATATAGCAGAAAACCTAAAGACAAAACAACTTGGATGAATAACTTTGCTCCTTACATGGGTAGGGATGAATTTAAACATAAAGTAAAAGAAAATTCTGATATTGTTTACAAGACCGTGGCAGTTATGTGTAAATCATGTAATGGAACAGGAACAATAAGAAAGGTTAAGAAAGATGGAACTCTTTACGCTAAGTTACCCAAATGTGCTACTTGCAATAGCCTTGGCTACATTTTTGCTCCTACTAGAGAAATAGCAGGTCTTAAATTTAATCCAACAAATGCAAAATGGATTAGTGCTAATGGCTTTAGTGTGAATAAAAAGATGTTAGAAGTTTTACAGCACGTTACTAAACGAAGTGATTCTGATACAGCATATAGTTTCTTACATGACATACAAAGATTATCAGCATTAGATACATACCTCTCTTCCTTTGTGCAAGGCATTAATACTTATATGAAGCCTGATGGCAAGTTACATGTTAGATTATTACAACATAGAACGTCTACTGGAAGGTTTAGTGGTGCTGACCCTAATATGCAGAACATGCCTAGAGGTGGTACGTTCCCTGTTAAGAAAGTATTTATATCACGATGGAAAGGTGGTAAAGTTTTAGAAGCTGACTTTGCACAACTAGAGTTTAGAGTTGCTGCTTACTTGTCACAAGATGGAGTTGCTATTGAAGAAGTCACTACTGGTTTTGATGTTCACTCGTATACGTCTAAAGTTATTACAGATGCGGGTCAACCGACTACTCGTCAAGATGCGAAAGCACACACCTTTGCACCCCTCTACGGAGCAACAGGATTTGGTAGAACACAAGCAGAAGCAAAATACTACGAACACTTTACCGAAAAATACAAAGGAATTAAATCATGGCACACCAGATTGGCTTCAGAAGCTATGAATACTGGTATGATTACTACACCTTCAGGCAGAGAGTTTGCGTTCCCGGATATTAGACGATTAACTAATGGTGGTGTTACAAACTTTACGCAGATAAAGAATTATCCTGTACAATCATTTGCTACTGCTGATATAGTGCCATTAGTTTTAATGCATATGGAAGACAAGTTTAAAACTTATAAGTCTTGTATAGTGAATAGTGTGCATGATTCTGTAGTAGTTGATGTACATCCTGAAGAAATAAATCAAGTAATATATTTGATAAAAGAAATAAATAATGAGTTAAAACAATTGATTGAGAGTAAGTTTCATATTGATTTAAATGTACCGTTACTATTAGAAGCAAAAATAGGTGACAATTGGCTTGACACAAAAGATGTGGCATGATATAACTATAAAACTTTAAAGAAAGAGAGGTATCACATATGAGTGATTTAATAACTATTGATACAAATAACTATGCTGCAATGGCAAAAGCTATGGGTATCGCAGGAGATAGTTCTTCTGAGCCGAAGAAGAGCAATACTTTACCTAGATTGAGGATTAATCATGCTCCAATTATGGGTGAAACAGATGTGAACGGTAAGACAGTTAAGGTTGAGGTAGTCAACGGTGGTACATATCGCTTAGACAAACCTGAAGTTAATACTTATTACGGTTCATCGGCAACTATCAGACCCTTTATGCAGAGGTTTATGTATAAAAGATTTGTTAAGAACAGCAATGCCAAAGCAGGTGAGCCAATGGGTACTTACCATAAAACTGTTATGGCTGATAGTTTAAATATAGATTTAAAAGACAATCAAGGTACATTTAACTGTGGTAAAGCCGCAGGTTATGTAAAGGATTTTAAATCATTACCAGTAGCTCAACAAGAGTTATTAAAACAGATAAAAAGAGTTCGTGTTATATTTGGATTAATAACTTTGGAAAACACTGTCGATGACAGAGGTGAAGTTGCTGAGTTGCAGGAGTCTCCATTTATTTGGGAAATTGATAACCGTGATGCTTTCAAAATTATGGGTGCTCCCTTTGCTAAGTTAGCACAAATGAAGAGACTACCAGTGCAACACAACATTGTGCTAAACACAGATGAAAGAAAGTTACCTAATGGTAATTCATTTTATCTTCCTCTACCAAGCTTAGATGTATCAACTCAGGTTGCATTAACTGAGTCTGACCAAACAATGTTTGCCGACTTTGTTTCTTGGGTGCAGAATTACAATGAGTACATCATCAATGAGTGGAATGTAAAGACAGGCAGTAACATAACACAAGAAGATATGGATACTGTAGATGACTTCATTGATATAGATAATTCTGAAGAGGTAGCATAATGCACCATCCAGCAGAATTGGCGATTCATCAGTATCTTGAAGATGCAACTCATGGTAAAACTAAGATGAGTGATTCTACTATAGAACGTATAGGAGAAGAAATTAAAGATGCTTTGAAACGTCAATTTGCTGGTGGTAACAAACGAGAAGAGTTTAGATTTAGAATGTCTAATATAGGTAGACCTTCTTGCCAATTATGGTTTCAAAAAAATCATCCTGAAAAAGCATTACCTAAACCTACTACCTTCGTGATGAATATGATGTTAGGTGATATTGTTGAATCTGTATTTAAAGGTTTACTTAGTGAAGCAGGTGTAACATATAAAGATAATACAGAGGTAGAGCTTAAATTAGATAAAGATAGAACTATTAAAGGTACATATGATATTGTTATAAATGATGCAGTTGATGATATTAAATCAGCATCTGATTGGTCATATAGAAATAAGTTTGAGTCATATGAAATATTAAAAGATGGTGATAGTTTTGGTTATGTTGGACAACTAGCGGGATACGCAAAAGCATCAGGACATAAGGTAGGTGGTTGGTGGGTTGTTAATAAAGCCAATGGTCAATTTAAATATGTTCCAGCAAGTAATATGGACTTAGAAGAAGAACTTAATACTATAAAGAAAACTATTGCTACAGCAGAGCAGAAAGAATTTAAAAGATGTTTTGAGCCACAACCTGAGTTCTTTCGTAAAGTTCCTACAGGTAATGTTGTTCTTAATACAAACTGTAAATTCTGTGACTACAGAAACTCGTGCTTCCCTACATTAAGAGAACTACCTGCACAAATGTCTCAAGCCAAAGAACCAAAGATGGTTCAGTATGTTAGGTTAAAAGGCGAATAAGTGCAGTTACATCAAGTAAGTAAACAAGCTAGGAAGTATGGATATAGAAGTGGTTTAGAATATAAGATTTCTATGGCTCTTGATACTATAAAGTATAAATATGAATACGAAAGTATCAAGATAGAGTGGGAAGACTTAGCCTATCGCACTTATACCCCTGACTTTATATTAAACAATGGTATTATAATAGAAACAAAGGGAAGGTTTTTAGCAGCAGATAGAAGAAAACATCTAGCTATAAAAAAACAACATCCTACTCTAGATATTAGATTTGTATTTACTAATAGTCGTTCTAGATTAAGTAAGGGAGCAAAGTCAACATATGCACAATGGTGTATTAAATATGGCTTTAGATATTATGATAGAATAATACCAGAAGATTGGTTAAAAGAAAAAGGTAAAGATGAACACCCTAAAAGAATAAAGTTTACAGGAAGAAAGTTAAAAGGAGAAACAAAGTATGGCAAAAGACTCACGAACCACTAGTAAGACTGTGTTACCAGAAGATTTTATAATCAAGGTAAATCCTCATCTAAATAGTAAGGGCAAATGGAATGGTGGTATTGAATTAGCCATTATGCCTAATCTAGATAATCCATTAGATGATGATGATTACTATCAAGTAGAACATATATGTAAGATGCTATGCTCTACATTAAACTTTATGGAGATTGAGCCTACATTTAGAGATAAGATAAATGATTATGTAGTAAATGTATTTGACAAAGAACATAAAGATGACCATAAAGATAAAGAGATAAAAAAAACTTATGCAGATAATGTTATCAATGTAACTTTTGGAAAATCAGATAAGTGTTAAGGCATATGGAGTATATGAAGATGAAAGCAAAAGAACAAGAAGATATGGTTAATAGTCCTGTTCACTACAACAAGGCTGGTATTGAAACTATAGATGCATTAGAAGCTATGTTAGTTGATGGTTTTGATTATTATCTACAAGGTAATATAGTTAAATACCTATGGAGATATAGATACAAAAATGGTGTAGAAGATTTAAAGAAAGCACAATGGTATCTTAATAAATTAATTGAGCATCACGATGATAAAAGTTAAAATAATATGCACTATATCTGTTGACCCTGATGAATATGCTGTGCCTTCTGATGGGGATGTTACAGAAGACTTTGAGGAATACACAAGAGAATTTTTTTACGATATTGATGGAACAAAAATAACAAAACTAAAAGTAATTACGGAGACATAAATGTTAAGCAACTACCTACCAACAGACTATCAGAACTTTATAGCACTCTCTCGCTATGCAAGGTGGAGAGAAGATGACCAAAGAAGAGAGAATTGGGGTGAGACAGTCGATAGATATTTTGATTATATGGAAAATCATTTAAAGAAGAATTATAACTATACTATAACTAAAGCTTTAAAAGAAAAACTATCTACACAGATAATGAACTTAGGTGTTATGCCAAGTATGAGAGCCTTAATGACATCAGGACCTGCATTAGATAGATGTCATGTGGGTGGTTATAACTGTAGCTATATACCTGTAGATAGTCCTCGTAGCTTTGATGAATGTATGTATATACTTATGTGTGGTACAGGTGTTGGCTTCTCTGTAGAAAGAGAAAACGTAGACAAGTTACCTATCGTTAATGAGCATTTTGAAGATAGCACTACGGTCATACATGTCGCAGATAGTAGACCCGGATGGGCAAAAGCTTTGAGAGAACTCATTGCCATGCTCTATGTAGGACAAGTACCTACATGGGATACATCGCAAGTAAGACCTGCAGGTGCAAGACTAAAAACATTTGGTGGTAGAGCATCAGGACCTGCACCATTAGAAGAGTTATTTAGATTTTGTATATCTAAGTTTCAAGGTGCTAAAGGCAGAAGACTATTTCCTATTGAGTGTCACGACTTAATGTGCAAGATAGGAGAGGTTGTAGTCGTAGGTGGAGTAAGACGTTCTGCTCTTATCTCATTGTCTAACTTAGGTGATGACCAAATGAGACATGCTAAGTCAGGTCAATGGTGGGAGAATGAAGGTCAAAGAGCATTAGCCAATAACTCTGTAGCATTTAAGGGTAAGCCTGAGATGGGTACATTCATGCGAGAGTGGACATCTTTATATGAATCTAAGTCAGGAGAACGTGGTATATTTAATAGACAAGCAGCTAAAGTAAAAGCATTAGAGAACGGTAGACGTAGTGCCGACCATTACTTTGGTTGTAATCCTTGTTCAGAGATTATACTTAGACCATATCAGTTTTGTAACTTAACTGAAGTAGTGGCACGTGTTACAGATACTGTAGATACATTAAAAGAAAAGGTTAGAATAGCTACTATACTTGGTACATTCCAATCTACACTTACAGACTTTAAATATTTACGTAAGGTATGGAAAGATAATACAGAGGAAGAAAGATTGTTGGGAGTTTCCCTAACTGGTATACTTGATTGCCCAGTATTAAATAATACCTATTATGAATTAGGAGATGTGTTGGAGCAACTAAGACATGTAGCAGTAGAAACTAACAAGAAAATGGCTAAAGATTTAGGCATACCACAGTCAACTGCTATAACTTGTGTCAAACCTAGTGGTACAGTTAGTCAATTAGTTGACAGTGCTTCAGGTATTCATGCTAGACATAATGATTATTATATTAGAACTGTACGTGGTGATAACAAAGACCCACTCACACAGTTTATGAAAGATAGTGGCATACCTAGTGAGCCATGTGTTATGAAGCCTGATAGTACAACTGTATTTAGTTTCCCTATGAAATCACCATCAGGAGCAATGACTAGAACAGAAATGACAGCTATACAGCAATTAGACTTTTGGTTATTATATCAGAGACATTGGTGTGAGCACAAGCCTTCTGTTACTATCTCTGTTAAAGAAGATGAGTGGATGGAAGTAGGAGCATGGGTATACAAAAACTTTGATGAAGTATCAGGTATATCTTTCTTACCTTTTAGTGACCATACTTATGCACAAGCACCTTATCAAGATATAGTAGGTGAAGAGTATGAGAGAGCCTACAAGGAAATGCCTACAGCAATTGATTGGTCTAAGTTAGCAGACTATGAGAAAGAAGACACCACAACAGGTGGCAGAGAGTTAGCTTGTACAGCAGATGCATGTGAAATGGTTGACATAGAAGCTAGTTAATGGTAGAATCAACAAATGAAATATTATGGTGGCAGTGGTGGTTACTCATTGCCATCTCTATTAATACAACAATAAACTTAATAGTTTTCTTTCGTGGTAGGAAGCTACACATACGAGAGTTTTTACATTTAAAACCTAAACGGAGAAGTAAATGAGAGAAATGATATTACAAGCCTTGAAGAGTAAGATATCTGGACAGATAAATGGGCACATAGCCAACATAGAAGCTATGATGACTAACCCTGTAGGTATTGGAGACCATCCTTCTATTGTAGAAACCATAGAAAAAGAGTTGTCTTTGTTAGAGCATGAGAATGGTAAACTAAACAACTTAGTAAGATTCTTTGAAAGACCTGCACAACAAGAAGAAGAGACTACTAAGGGCAAAAAGTAGTATGGAGCATCTAGAGCCATGTACCAATGATAGAAAAAAGTTTGATATAGATTTAGAATATGGAAAGGTAAGAGAAAAACAAGTAGCTGATATGCTTCAAGATAAAAAGATTGAAGTTAAAAGTGAAAGAGGTATGTGGCAAAAGACGGGCAACATAGCCATTGAATATGAAAGTTATGGTAAACCTAGTGGTATAGCAGCCACTGAATCAGATTATTGGTTTCATAACTTGTGTATAGATGATGATACATTTTGCACTTTAGTATTTAAAACAGATAGTCTGAAGAAAATAATTGACAACTTAGATTACAAGAGGTCAGTTTCAGGTGGAGACCATAACGCATCTAAAATGTATTTAGTTAACCTACAGAAGTTATTTTCTTCAGATGTTATAAAGGCATTCAAGGATAACAAAGATGTGGAAGATTGAAGAGGAAGCAATAAAATATATGAAAGATAAATTAGTAATTACAGAAGTTATAACTCCTGATTTGTATGAGAGATTAGCAAAGACTACAGCAATATTCCCTAAAGAAAAAGCATTAGAGTATCTAGCTTTAGGTTTGACAAGTGAAGCTGGGGAAGTTGCTGGTAAGATAAAGAAGATTATCAGAGATGGGAAGGGTAATAAAGAAGCTATTGCCTATGAGATAGGTGATGTTCTTTGGTATTGTGCTGTACTAGCAAGTGAATTAGGTGTTGAATTAAATGAGATAATGAAAAAGAACCTACAGAAGTTACAAG